TTCCCTGAGCTTGGTTCATTCGTAAGATATGGAACACTCATGGTACATGCATATGTTAAATTCAGATCACCACTATTTTAGCGTACCTGCCACAGCAAGTGTACTCACCACAGCCCGCGCAGCTGCCATCAATAAGGCGCCCCCTGGAAAAGAATATGAAGGGCCGAGTGCAACGTGCCACGGGGTATCCCCGTCTATTCTTCATCAGTATCAAACAACTCATCAACATCATCCATTAAGTTAGGCAAAACGTTAGGGTTAAAACGTACCACCTCTCTAATAGAAAAGCGACGACGCAACTGATTCATATTATCATTCAAAACATTCTTGTAAACATCCTCAGGAACCATACTACTTGTAACAATAACCTTCTTAGCAAGGAAAGGCACAGACTCTTTGTTTCTACATGACACATTGAGCGGCCATTTATCAACCAATTCCAATAAAAAACTAAACTTCAACTGCCCTCTAAATTCATTTATAATTACTGTTTCTTGTCCTTTATAACCATCCCACCATTGAGTATTCAGATCCTTAATGTAATGAGTATCTGGATGATAGTTGGCGAAAGCTTTATGTGACTTGCCAACACCAGTTCCACCCCAATACCATAAACCTTCAGTCATTTCAGTACGCCATTTTTTTCTTAAAGCAATTGTATGCAATTTCTCATACGTACGACCATACAAATGGTAATGCGACGGGTCAGACATAGCAATATCATCAGGTGTAAGAGTACCTTCCACAATCATATCTTTATTTTCAACAATGTCACCACGCGAGCCTTGAGCAGGTTCTTCGCCAAGCTTAGTGTAAGTCCCTTCCTTGGAGCAGTATGCTTCATTATCCCTAAAGGATCCACGCATAGGTTCAACATGAGCAGCTTGTTGATCTTCATTAGCAAACCATTTTCCAATATTATTCAGAGCACGCACGCCAGTAGAGCTTTGTTTCCATAGATACATAAAACATTGATGATGTTTTCTTCCAGTGGTAGGGCAAGTTTCTTCTCCATAAGCAATGAAACGGATCCTATCCTTCTTACTTTCATATACCTCAGCGGTATTTAAAGCAAAATTCGTGATAGCGAATCCTCTTGTAGGCTGAACGACCATGGCTGTTAACTTTAATGGTACTGACATCAATTTGGGTAGTCTATAGACCAGTATTACCTATAGACTACTTCTGTTACCCAATTTATTTATATAAATTTGGTTAGAAAAAAAAATTTTTCTCCTAGTGTGGGTAGTATAAATTGGTGAGCCTCAACGACGAGATCCAATCACAATACACAAAAAAAAAATTTTGCAAAAAAAAAATTACGCCCAATTAAAATGCCGTATTATCCAAAACGTAGAACTTACCGTAGAAAGCGTACTTACAAGCGTAAGTCAATGCCAAAAAAGCGTTATAACAAGCGTAGAAGAACATACCGTAAGAAAGCAGATTCTGGGACATATTTAAAGATTTCCAGTAGTGCCTTACCTGTTGTTATTAATAACAAAACTGCTGCCCAAGGTGCAGATTATGAGTTAACTCCAGATACATTTCAAACAGCTCTACGATTTAGAATTGGAGACACTGAAGGTGGTGAAACTATTCAAATAAACAATGAAATTGAAAGTGCTACATCAAATAGAAATGCTGAGTTTACAACAAACAATGTATTTGTTGGTTCAAAAGATTTATTAGGTAAATATACTAATCTTTACAAGTTTATGCAAGTATACAAGATTGTAGTTAAATTTACACCTACAATTACCGAAGGTGGTGTATTATCACCAAGTACAGGATCATACTACCCTAATGCAATTAGTGGTATGGTAACTACAGACATTGATTCAGGTGATTTTTTTAATGAATACATTGTATCATATCCACCAACTGTAGACGGAAATGCGAAAGCAAATTCTCGTAAAGTATCTCGTGAAAGGAGATTAACAAGAGGATGGACACGTACCTTTGTACCAAGACAATCTGTATCAAATACAGTACCTAATCCAAGAGCAAAGTATCAATACAAACCAGAAATTGAACTTGCCACTGGTGCAAGAGAAGAGAATGGTTATAGTTTGTCTCAATCTCAACTTATTATTAGAATGCGTAAGCCACAACTAGCTGGTTTCACAGCAACTTCAATTGAAGGAACTGAGATTGACTTCCCTGAGCTTGGTTCATTCGTAAGATATGGAACACTCATGGTACATGCATATGTTAAATTCAGATCACCACTATTTTAGCGTACCTGCCACAGCAAGTGTACTCACCACAGCCCGCGCAGCTGCC